AAATATACATATGCAAGCAATGTAGTTACAACTGCGGGATCCGCTAGCGCGCTTAGTGCTTTTGGCGCTGCCGCATCCAACGGTACTACGGGAGTAAACGTATAATGTCCCGCACTTATCAAGGGTCAATCATCAGTAAAACACCTATAACACCTGCTGGTCCTTACCAATGTGGTGCGGCATCTGGTGTATGGACTATTGACCAAATGGTGGGTTGGCAGAAGGCGGGATTGTGGCCTACGGCGGGGAATGCTATCCCTGTTGGAACGTTTGGTATATTTGCTTTGGGTTTAGCGTCAAATGGATCGTCAACAACAACCCGAAACAAGTATACTTTTTCAGGGTGCGTTAATGCTTCAGCTACAGCTGCAACTGCAGCGTCTTATGCCGGTTCTGCCGCCGGAAATTCTACCGTTGGTATATTTGCTTTAGGATATATTGCTTCTCCATGCGGCCCATCCACAACCCGTGATAAATATACGTATATTAATTGTTCAGTTTCATCTGGTACGGCTGCTACCTGTGCATCGTATCGTGGTGCAGCAACTGGGAATTCCACGGTTGGCATTTTTGCTTTAGGTTATAATGCGTCTTCTACTCCATTAACTACCCGTAATAAATATACATATTCTGGGTGTGTTGTTTCTTCTGCTTCAGCATCTACCACTGCATCAATTAATGGCGCAGCAACAGGGAATTCTACCTTTGGAATATTTGCTATAGGGTTTAGTTCAATAACCAGAAACAAATACACATATTCTGGAGATATTAATGTGTCTGCTACATCTTCTTTTGCAACATCAAGTTTAGGCACAGCAACTGGTAATTGTGCGGTAGGAATATTTGCTTTAGGGACGTCTTGTGGTGTAATATCCCCAACGCGCAACAAATACACATATTCTGGATGTGTTAATGCTTCTGGGACAGCCGCTAGCACAGGTAGTCGTTGTCAATCAGCTGCTGGAAATTCTACCGTTGGTATTTTTGCTTTAGGGTTTTTGTGTACTGGTGTTTATTCTTCTACAAGAAACAAATACACATATTCCGGTGATACAAATGCTATAGGAACATCAGCTACGGCAGCCGCTAGGGGTGGCGCAGCCGCATCAAATGGTACAACAGGGGTAAACGTATAAGATGAATAGTAAACCACACAGAAACAATTCAGACTTCCAACTCCGTCACTTCATGGCGGGGTCTTGCTATACGCCTGATGGCGCATGGGCATTGTTATATGGTCAACGCATTGACATGGAAGTAAAGGTTGAACATTCCAAAGCCCAAAAGATGAAACGTGATGCCAAAATCATGGAGAATGAGGCGATCATAGCGGATGAAACCGCCAAGCCTTGGGAAAAGATGGTTGCGGAAGCCACAATCATTGAATGTAAATCGGCGGAAGACACATGGAAAAATAACCATGAAGCCGCTATAATGGAACTCAACACCATTAACCAGATCATGGCGGAACTTGAGCCGCAGCGTAAATTTGGTCATCTTCCTATGCTAGAAGCCAATGAAGCCATGCAGCGGGAAGAATGGCTAGGTGAATTACAGGGGCGGGTGGAAAACTTTATTCTGTCCCAAGGCAATATTCCGCATGACCATTTGAATACAATGCGGTGCCACCCAGACTTTGAAACGCATATAGTGCCGCATATCAAACAGGTATTTACCCAACTGGCAGGGAAAGGTGAACGCCTTGATCTCCTTACCAAACAAGCACCAGCATTTCTTGAGGACAAATCATCATGACCGGATACGTTAAAACCACCACCGACAATCAGTTTGTTGAATATCCCTATGGTGCGGAAGAACTCATGCGGGACAATCCCGGCTTGGGTTATACGCCGTACAGTGATTTTGTGGAGATATTCCCGACCACTGACGCATACAATGTGCATGGCTACCGCATCCAGTATGTGGAGATTGATGCAGATCCTACGTATGACGGCAAAAAGCAAACCGTGTCACGTTCAGAACAGCCATTTGTACGGGACGGCAAGTGGGTATTTTCTTGGAATGTCCGTGATTTGACGGCGGAAGAAATTGCAAATATGGAGAAGATGCAGCAAGAAATGCAACAACGGGGATAAACGATGGCAGATGCAAAAGATGAACTAAACCCTATTCACTGCTTTCCAACGACCATTTACGTAATTAAAAAGCCGGAATTTTTGGACAACACCCGCAAGGTTGTTGATGAATATATTGAAAAGCGTAAGAAGGAACAGGGCGGCACCAATGAAGTGTACCCTGTTTATATGACGGACAACCTATACGACGATCCGCGTATGGAAGACCTTTGTGCCTATATCGGTGCCACGTCTTGGAATATCCTTGGTGAACAGGGGTACGATGTGCGTAATTTTAGCACGTCATTTACCGAAATGTGGGCGCAGCAGCATTACAAATACAGCGGCATGGATCAGCACGTTCATGCACATGGGGCGCAGATTGTCGGGTTTTACTTCCTTAAGACGCCGCAGAACGGTTCTGTAGCTACATTCCATGATCCCCGTTCTGGTAAGGTCCAGATTGGCTTGCCAGAATTTGATCCCGCCAACATTACCCATGCAAGCAATGCCATTAATGTTGCCCCGGAAGATGGCACGTTAATCTTTACCAATGCTTGGTTGGCACACAGCTTCACCCGTAATGCCTCCAACGACCCCATGACTTTCATACACTTTAACCTGACGGCAGTAGCTAACCCACCTATGCCCGCGGCGGAGGTTATATGAACAAGTATGGCATCCGCTTTAATAAAACACGGGGCCAGCCGGGACGTGGGACGGAAGATCATGTCTGGCGGGTGTTTGAAAATAACGGTAAAGAATACCTATTTAAGCACTTGGATATTAATGTTCCCGTAAAGGATGAACGGGATGGTATGGATTGGAATATCGTCTGTTATGGTGTACTATCCATTGACAGGGATACTTCTACCGCGATCATCCGGGAATCTTAATTATGGTTGAATTTCAGAACCTCATAAATCTTGGATTAGGTGCTATTCTAACCGTAGCTGGATGGCTCATGCGGGAATTATGGGGTGCTGTTAAAGAACTACAGCGGGATTTAAGTAAACTAGAAGCCGCCCTGCCAAAAGAATACGTCCTTAAAGAAGATTTGGACAAACGCATGGATCACATTGAAAGCATGTTCCAGCGTATTTACGACAAGCTGGATGGGAAGGCTGACAAATGAGTATTACCACCAACCTTGCCCTTAACGAACCAGCGTATAATAGCACATCCCCTACGTGGGATCAGCCGCTTAACTATAACGCCACCATCCTTGACCAGATGTTTGGCAATACGACTAGCGTATCGGTCAGCACCAGCGGTAGCCCTACATACACCAATATTGCGGCCCCTAGTTCCACGGCGGCGGGTAATACGTCCCAGTGCATGAGATTCCTGCTTACGGGTGCATTAGCGGCGAATCAATTGGTTTTATTGCCACAAAGCGTTGGCGGGATGTGGATTGTTACCAATAATACCACGGGTATATACACCGTATCCATAGGATCTAATAATGGCAGCAATGCCGCAGCAGGCGGCACGTTGGCTATTCCGCGCACCTATAGCATTATTATGTATTGCGACGGGACTAATGTTGGTTTGGCTAGTTCATCAAGCGTTGGAAATGTTACACAAGCACAGTCTATTGCTTATGCGATGATATTGGGACTCTGATGCGGGGGCGTTATGAATTTTGCTTGGTCGTTCCCTCAATTTATAGTGAATCCACTATCAAACGGACTGCCCAATGTGGTTACGGCCATTAACTGGGTGTGTACGGGTACGGATGGGTCTGTCACGTCGTCTTCATCCGGCACTGCTAATTTAGGAACGCCTAATCCGGCAGAATTTGTTTCTTATGACGACATTACCCAATCCCTTGCGGCACAATGGGTTTCACAGTGCATTAGTATGCCAGGCGTTGAAGAGTTAATTGCAGTGCAAATCGGTCAACTGACCAAGCCCATCTCTCAATCTCAAACACCACCTTTCTAGGGGAATTACATGGACAATTTAGAATTGGAATTAAAACTGACGGTGGCTCACATCAATACCGTGCTTAAACATTTGAGCGCCGGCGTTTATTCCGAAGTGGCCGACTTAATTGCGCTTTTGCATGGGCAAGCCAAGCCACAAATTGAAGCGTCTGCGCCGGAAAACGCAACTGAAAAACCTGCCGCTGAATAAGGGGAGTGCGATGGCATTTGGCATTGATGACGCCATTGGCGCTGGGCTTCAAATCATTAACAAATTTATTCCTGACCCCAATCAAAAGGCGTCGGCCGAACAAGCATTACGGGATTCTTTA